GCTACCCCACGAAACTGGCGCTTCAGGTGCCAATGGACCGGGCGAGAAAGTACCCGTACCTAAAGGGGGCAGTTGCCATGATCGGCGGCGACGGCGGCGGAAGCATTTACTTCCGCAGCGTTCGCGGCTTTGTGGGTAAGGGCAAGTTTGGCGAGTGGGCCGACGCCAATCTGCCCCGGCTCAAGCAGCAACTGGTCGGCAAGCTCGAAAACAACGTCGGCAAGGCGATTGCCGAGCAGGAGCGGCGGGACATCCGGGCTGCGGCCAGGAGGGGCTGATGCCGGTCGTGACTCACATCGACGAGGCTCTGCGGCAGGCCCTGGCGGCCGACGCCGATGTCACGCTGCAGGCCGGCAGCCGGATCTACCAAGTCCAGGCCCCGCAGGGCACGGCTTTGCCGTGCATCGTGTTCTCTCGCGAGACGCAACTGAAAGACCCGTTCACGGACCTACTGCGGAGCAACGCTCTGATCCGGGCTACGTACACGTTTTCGTGCATCTCGGACAACCTGCTCGAGGTGCGAAACCTCGCCCGAGCGGTCAAGGCCGTCTTACAATACCTAGTGACAGACCGCATCCGGCTGGCCGTCGTTCGTAGCGATGACGACCAGCAGGAGCCCTCGCCGGGAGGCGAGCAGCTGCCGGTTTATCGCACGGATTTGTCGGTCGAGGTTACCTACAGCGAACCCTGAGCAAGGAGGCTCAGACTATGGCTCACGACATCGGACAAGGCACGTACGTCACCTTTGGCACCATCGTCGGCAATGCCTCGACGCATTACAAGGTAAACAGCGTCTCTCTGGGTGGCGTCAGCCGAGACGTGGTCGATGCTAGCCACCTTCTCACCACCGGTGGCAAGGAGTTCATTGCCAGCGAGTACTACGATCCGGGAGAGCTCTCGCTGGAAATTCACCACGATCCGGCGTTGAATCCGCTCAATCTGCTCACGAACGTGGCAACTGCTCAGGTATGCAGCATCATCTTTGCCAACGGCGGCACCAGCACTACGAAGTGGTCTGCCTACGGCTTCGCTTCGTCCTTTGAGGCGTCGGCCCCGAAGGACGACATGATGACCGGCACGCTGACTATCAAGCTCAGCGGCGACTTGAACGTGGGCTAAGCAGCAGGAGGAGGCGCGGACTGTGGCTCTGACACGCGAGGAGATCCTGGCCAAACGGAACGTGCGGCAGCGGGTGCCCGTTGAGGTTCCCGGATGGGGCACGATTCACGTCGCCAAGTTCACGGCCCGAGACCGGGATCGGTTCGAGGAGATCGTCACCGGGGGAATCCCCGGCAAGGTCAACCTACGGAACGTCCGGGCCCAGGTGGTCGCCCTGTTGGCCGTCAACGAAGACGGCACGCGGCTGTTCGAGGACGGCGACGCCGATGCCATCGGCGAGCTCGACAGCGACGCGGTCCAGGCGGTCATGGACGCCGGGTTCCGGCTTAACGGACTGAACACGGATGCCCTGGAGGACGCCGTAAAAAACTAGAGAGCCGGCCGGTGCTGCTGTTCCTGTACCGGCTGGCGTTGCAACTCGGAATCTGGAACGTCGAAGAACCCGGCGGGCTCGCCGACCAGATGAGTTGGGAGCAGACGCTGGGGTGGATGGCAGCGTACCAGTTGATGCCGTGGGGCGACGAGTGGCTACGGGATGCGGTGACCATGGCACAGACGTACAACGCGAACCGACCGAAGGGCAAGCCGGCGATGAAGCCAGACGACTTCATGCCGGTGAAGAAGCGCGAGCAAACGCAGCAGGAGATGTGGCGCATCCTCCAGTCGGCGAAGAGGTGAGCCATGGCCGGCAAGAACTTCGGCCGCGTTAACGTCTCCGTTACCGCCAGCACGGGCGGCCTAACCGCTGGGCTGAGCCGGGCCAGCAAGCAGTTGCAGGGCTTCCGGGCCGGTGCCCAAGGAATGGCCGGCACGATTACGACCGCTCTTGCCGGTTTCGTCGGGCTGGGCCGCGGGGCCACGATCGCAGCCGTTGGCATCAAGGCGCTCAGCATGGCGATTAAGACGCTGCTGGGGCCGCTGCTCATCGTCACCAGTTTAGTAAGCATCTTCGCGGCGTTCGGCCGGTCGGCTCGCGAGCTTGATGAGGCCGGGAAGACTGCCCGCCGGCTTGGTATGTCCATGACGTCGTTTCAGAACATGGGCCAGGTCGCCGAGGAGGCCGGCGTGTCCATGGGGCAGATGGGCACGCTGCTCACGTTCATGACGCGCAACCTCGGCAATCTTGCGAACGGATCAGCGTCAGCCCAAAAGGCATTTGGTCGGCTGGGCCTTACGATGGCTGACCTGCAGGGCCTAAGCCCAGAGCGTCAATTCGAGCTCATCTCGCAGAGAATCATGGCGTTGCCGACTGCCGCAGAACGGACGGCTGCGGCCATGGCAATATTTGGCCGTCAGGGTGCAATGGCCATGGGGCTGATTGCTGACGCCTCGAGCGGTGCCATTTCAGAAGTTGCCAAACTTCGCGAGCAGCTTGGGCTGAACTTGACCGACACGCAGGTCAAGGGCATCGAGATGATGAACGACGCTGTGGGCCGGATGTCGCTGGTATTCCAAGGGTTCATCAATCAGTTTCTTGCACAACTGGCTCCCGCCATCACGACTGTTGCCAACCTGTTCGTGCAGTTCTTTGCGAAGAACACGAGCGGGTTCACCATGGCCAGTGCGCTGGCTCAGGCATTCACCTTTGCTCTGCGTGGGGCGGTTGGCGAAGTGACTCGCTTGTATGGAACATTCCAGGTGCTGTCGTCATTTTTGGGCGTGTTCATCACTGGAGCCCTTAAGGCATTTGAGGGCGTGACGTGGGCAATCCAGAACACCATCAGCACAATGCGGGCGGCAGCCGAGGCGTTGCCTGGTTTTGATGTTGGCCTCGCCTCCAGCCTACGGGCAGCGGAGAGCACGATGGCCGGGCTATCAACTGCTGCCGGCCAAGAGGCTGCAATTTGGGGCCAGGCCGCAGCCGACAACTTTGCCGATGGTGTCCGGAACATGGCCGACCCCTTGGCTGCGTTTGACGCCGAGTTTGCCAGCGTAACCGCTCAGATGCAGCAAGCTGGTGCCGCGGCCGGCACCGCTGCGGGTGCTGCTGCCGGCGAAGGGATTTCGGAGGCTGTCCGGGCGAGCGGCCAGGCTCTTAGCGCCGCAATCGTTGGCACGAGCGGCGGCGAGGCATTCCGCAACTCCATCATGCGTGGGGCTGACCCGCGGCTGGATGGTGCGAAGGACCAGGCCCGCACGGCTGACGCCACGGAGCAGTCGGCTGAGAGCCTTGAGGAAATCGAAGCCAGCCTGGCCGGTCTCAATGGCGGCCTCGGCCTTGCAACCATCATGGCGTAACTATGGCCATCACAGACGTTCGCGTCCTGCGATCACTCAAGATTTCCGAGAGCAAGTCTGACAAGCAGACCATACAGCTGTCTGCGACGCAGGAGTTGCTGTTTATCGCCGACAGCAAAGACCCAGCGTTCAACGACATCCTGGCCGACGAACAAACGTGGCCGAATCTGGGCAACGTCAAGGTGCCGCAGATCGATGACTCTGCGGTCGTTAAGGGCGTTACGCTGTACGTCACGAGCCGCGAGTTGTCCTACTACAAGGACAACGAGCGTGCGGTCGTGATGACCATTAGGTATGACGCAAAGGCCGAAGAAGACGAAGAGCCGGAGCAGCCAGAAGAGACCGACCCCGAGACGTGGCAGCGCATCACGGTCACCTCACAGCAGATCACGAAGCCGGCCATCGGCTGGTATGACCGGGAGCTGGTGCCACTGGAGAATGTTGACGGCGAAGGCGAGGGGGCACAGAACTCGGCCGGCGATCCGGTGGACGGCCTCGAGGAAGAAGCGTCGCTAGTAAAGCTCACGTACACCAACACGCAGGTTGAATCACCAAACTTTGAGGAACTGCTGCGGTACACCAATCGCTGTAACGAGGGGCGATTTCTTGGCGGCGCGGACTACACGGTGCGGATGGTCGGGTGGAACGCAGAGTACGACCAGAGAAACAACGTGTGGTCCGTGTCGGTAGAGTTTCTCTACAACCCGGACGGTTGGTACATCATCTACTACGACGCCGGGTTCAACGAGATCAAGGACGGCAAACGGATGGCAATTCTGGATGCCGCTGGCAACCCCGTCAGCAAGCCAGTGCCTTTGGACAACCAAGGGCAAGCGGTGCCCATCACCCCCGAGGGCGAGCGTGTCGTCGAGCCAAAAACCCGCAAGCTGTACCCGTACAAGATCGCCAACATGCAGGCCCTGTTTGTGAACTGCGGAATCTAAGGAGCACCGATGGCTAACGAAATCAACGTGGCATTCAGCCTCCGCGTGCGGAACGGCAACGCGGACGAATCGTTCCAGGCCGCCGGCCTGCAGTTTGACCAGACCACCCAGGGCTCTGTTGGCGGCATCATCTCGGTCGGCACGGCCACCGAGACGATCACGCTCGGCGACGTGGCGACAGCCGGCTACGCGGCGTTTCGCAATCTCTCGACGGCCACGAGCGGAACGGCGTACATCGCCATCGGGCACTACGACGGCACGAACCTTCAAGAGGTGGTGCACCTGCGGCGTGGTCAGCCGGCTGTTGCTCCGCTTTCCAAGACCATCACGCTGGGGGCCAAGGCGTACGGCACCGCGCTGCCGCTTCGGTACGTCGTGTTCGCGGAGTGACCGATGCCAACCTACGGCTTCTCTGAGGGCGATGCCAAACGCATCGGCCGCGTGGTTCGGCTGGTAGAGCGTGGCCCGGAGCGGACTCGGCTAGGCGGCCCTGACAATGACCGCGGCGCGGCTGGCGTGCGAATGATGGTTGGCCGAGCTACCACCGCGG